TACCAACGCTTGAGCAATCCAGGAATGATACCTTCTCGTTCGTATGTAAAAATAGTACCGTTGGCACTGAGCATCCACGGCTTGCCAGTATTAAAAATTAGGTCATATATTTGGGCCCCACTCATAACATCAGTTTCGCCGTTTTCCCAATCGATGATTATGTCATTGGCACGATCTTGATTGAAGACAAATTCGTATTCATTGCTGCCGAACTTGCCCTCCCATGCTTCGGCAAATCCTGCCCCTTTGGCTATCTTTGCATCAATTTCTGCTTTAGTATAATCTTGACGCAACTGTCCAACGATAGTCTCTGGCCCCATGTTCAATGCACGAATCACTGATGGATACAGACTATTAATGTCCATGCTGCCAATGTAATCATGCAGTCCTTTCTTGGGATATGCTACATATGCACCTGCTGCTTGATTGTTTGCATCTTCATCTCGCTTGGGTCGGCTAGGTACAATAAGTCCACGATGATGAGCTTCATTAACAATGGCCTGCTCAGTAACCGCCACAGCACCCATCGTGGTCTGTAACAGCACAGTATTTTCATGTGCGACAGTTGACGCAAGACTGATGAATTTTAGTTTTTTATCCAGCTTGTCCAGTAGCGCACAGTCTTGTCTATTATATTCGATGAACTTTCTGAAGTCATTATTATACAGTTGATCCAGTGTGCCTTCATAGACTGTTTTAGTTTCGCCAAGTTCATATTCAGCGATGGCATCCAGTCTATAGCTATGACGTTCTTCGTATGTGTACTTTCTGTACAATTCCAAACTGTCCAAGTGTACGCGACCAACTAGATCATATGTGACAGCATCCTTGCCATATTTTTCGTATTCGCGCTTTTTAGGAAACTGATCCCAGAGGCAAAATCTACGAGTATCTTCTTTACTCAACACTCGTGTAACGCGATTTACGGTATAAGGAATATCATATCCCTCTGAATTCCAACCACTCAATACATCTGCATCCTCGATTAGATCTAGAAATGATTCAAGCATTTCATGTTCTGTTTCGAACAGTATGGTATTAGGGAAGTCTTTTATCTGTTCCTTCGCCTGCTCCATGGTCAATGTTTTTGGAGGTATTGCAAGACACACTAGGGTATCCATCCACTGCAAATGGACTGCGATGGCAGTAATTGGCATGAATGCATCTTCGGGTGTACTATATCCACGCTCAGGATCAAAGTCTACCTCAATATCGAAAAATGCTACATTTAGATTTGGAGCATCTCGACCTAGATAGTTTTCTTCTAGAGATCGAAATACTGGGTTGATGTCACTTTCATATAGCTTGTGACTGGAATGTATTTTTTGTTCTTTCACAAATTCCTTCCAACTACGTGCTGTGACTTTGCTAAGACTTTCGCCGTAAATGGATCTAAATTTGCCCCGTTGGTCCGGGTAATAGAACATGTATTTTGCTTGGTAGTCTTGATAGATCCTACCTTTTTTTGGATCGCGTTCAACAACTTGAACGATGTCTTTCTCACGATCCCATCGTGCGTCTACGTAACTCATTTTAATTCTCCTTATGCAATTTGCGGCCTGCACATACCAATATGATCATTTTTGGCTGATCTAACCTTACTCATAGATTATTTATCATCCTAATTAGCCCTACACTGTCAATTGTGACTAGCAGAGCTGCGTTTGCCAACATGCCAAAAGATCTACGGCTATAGCTAGCCCAAGCATACATACAACACTGGCAAATAAAAATAGGATAAATGATGATAATAGGCGGATTAGGGACAGTGAGCGCCATAGCAATCGAACACGAGATAGATAGAAACCAAGCCGTAGTTTCCACGATAAAACGAAGAGGGTATGCTCTATAGTCATCTCTAATCCATTTAAAAATATTGGTTATAATGTCATTCATCGGTGCGACGATGTGAATGACCGCTAATGTCTACAATAGTTTCTAAGTCATCAAACTCTTTCCAAACACTATCCCATTGATCTTTTTGTGCAATTCGAATTGCTTTTTTGATTACACTGGGTTTGACTTCCAGTTCTTCTGCCACTGCTTTGATCGTATCATTCAATCCTTCTTGAAGGTCTTGAATTTCTTGCATAACAGTCATGCCCTCTGCGACGATCTGCTTAATTTTAGCCCGTTCTGGCTCTCCAAATGCTTTGCCCATAAAAAATCTCCTTGTAAGTAAGTATACACTAGACAAGGAGTTCTGTCAAGGTTTATTTTATAACCTGGTTACAACAGCATCCCAATTGATAATCTTCCACTGATTTTCTAAATATTTCTTTTTGTTAGCTTGGTAATCCAATACCCAGGCATGTTCCCACCAGTCTATTAGCAGTACTATATCGCCTTTGATTTGGTGATTGGTGATAGTTTTGATCTCGCCGTTTCGAGCAAGGTATACCCATCCGCTGCCCTGTATTCCCATGGCAGTCTTTTCAAACTTTTCTTTAAATATTTCCCAAGTTTTGAAATGTTGTTCGATGAATCCTAAAATAGCACCATCAGGCATATTGCCGCTTGTTGGTTTTTGGAATTGACTGAAATAAATGCTGTGTAAGTATGCACCTGCTTCGTTAAAGTCTGCATCACCCTCACCGTTGTTGAATCTATCTACATACGCTTTGTACAACTTGCCATAATGATAGTCTATGGCTTTTTCACTTAGGCTAGGTTCTAAATCGTCGTGATCATAACTCAAAGAAATTTGAGTCAAATCTTTTGGAGTTCTACCCTCGACAATTGTCTTAATGAAACTATACATTATTTCTTTTTAGCTCTACCGGCTTTCATGTTAGCCATCCAATGTGCTAGTTGGCCTTTTCTACCACCTTGCTTGGCTACTTTGCGTAAATTACTTACACTGGATTTGGTGGGAACGTGATAACGCTTGGAGTCACCCTTATCTTCAGGATGGCGGCCATCGGCAAAGTTTTCAAATAGTTCGTTGATACGCATTAGCAATTCCATTTTCTTAATGATAGTGCTTTGCGTGTGGGTTCGCCATTGGGTTTCTTCATAGGACCTTCCATTCCTCCCATCCTAGCACAAAAGCTCTTACGCCTTTTAGCAGCTTTACTACCCGGCTTTAATTTACTGGGCTTGGTAGTCACTGCTGTCTGTAGTTTGCTGCCAGGATGTTCTCTTCGATAGCTAGCAACACCTTTGGCATTGAGTCCGCCAGTTTTGCTTTTACCAGCTGCACGATGCCAAGCAGCAGATTCATCTAAGTCATCATCCAAAAATGTATCGGCAAACTTTTTACATAATGCTCTAGCATCATTATTGTCAGTCTCTTCTAATGTATACTTATTGTGTTCGTTATCTTGACTTGGATCTATATATCCGCAATACACTTTTCGAACATTAGAATTGTTGATTAGATCTGTACAACTTTCTCCGTGCCTATCAGAGGCCATATCTGTATCATCTTCGTTGCAGGGGCTTAATGTAGTCACAATAATACTACCTGTTGGTATATCGCCGTATTTTTCGGTATACCTTTCTATGGCGACACGCTCAGCGTGTTTTCTAGTTCCATCTTCTGCCGCCTCATTAACACAGAAGACAGTGCGGTTTTTGGGGTCTAAGACACAGGCCGCAACCATTCCATATTTCATTGGATCATCGTGCTGTCCTTGTATTACATGGTGGCAGAGTTCTGCTAGTATTCGATCTAGCTTGGTGCGATTATGTATTTCATAATCCGAATCTATGAACTCTTTGATTCTCATTTTTTCTTAGGTACTCGAACTGGCAATGCTTTGATATCGTGGCCCTTGTCTGCATCAGAAAATTCTTTTCCTACCGATTGTTTAACTTTTACTTTTTGGGCAAATTGTGGATTGTGTGCCACACCCACCATTAGATTATGCTGTGCTTGGCTTACCGAACGCTCCAACATGGTAAAATATGGATCTTCTGCTATATCTTCATTAGGCACACAGTTACGTACTTGACCGCCATTCTTGCCTTTCTTTGTGCCTGCGGCATGATGTCCTGGCCAGCATTTGGTAAAACCATTGCTGTCCTTGGCACCTTTTTTGATCTCGCTAAGGTTACCTTGTATTTTTTCCCACCCACCGATTGGGGTTTCTTTTGCTTTGTATTTTCTATACTCTGCATCCCTTCGGGCTGCTGCAACTTTCAATGGATCTGCACTCGGGGTATTGGCTAATTTGTTTGCATCACGAGTAGTATTTAAATAATTACTTCTTATTTTATTTGCTCGGGATCTTTG